CCTGGAGAAGATAGACAACCTGGAATATAACTATACCTACGAAAAGCGCATAGATAAAGAAGAACGCCGGCAGGAACGACTGGCAGAACTTATGAGAAGTGTCCCGGAGGAGCCGGCAGATTTTACGGAAAGGATATTAAACGCGGTAGGGATACATTATGGCTTTTATAACCGGAAAAATAAAACCTATACCTGCTCCTGCTGTGGGGCTTCCAGCAGCCCGGAGGGGCAGGAAACAGGGACACTTATCTGCAAGGGCTGTCAGCACACCCTGAATATGAAAAAAAGGGTAAAGAAGGTAACCATGCGTACGGGCGCCGTGCTGATGCAGGCCTTAAATGATAAAAAAAGTATCTGCCGGCATTATGATGTAGAAATTGTATGGCAGCCAGGAGAAGAAAAAATATCCCTGTCAGAAGCTATAAGGCTCCTTCCATTAAAAGGTAAGAAAACCATTCTGATAAGAAGGGAAAGCAGTGGAAGTGAGATCTATTACAGCCAGTACTGCCGGGATAGCATCTATGGGGAATGTTCTGATAATTTTGACAAGGGGAACTGGGCGAACCGGAGATTTACCAGCGGGTATCTGTACCCGGAAGGGATCCGGGAGGCCCTGGAAGATACCATCTATGAACCATGGATTAGGACCTTTGAGCAGATGGCGGCAGCAGGTGTAAGAGCAGAATATAACAAGCTGATGTGGAGAGGGAACAGGGAACCGGTTATACGGATGATGGAATATCTCCTGAAAGGAAGGTTTTGGAAGCTGTTGGAGGAAAGCAGCGAAAGTATCAGTTACGATGGGTATTATGGCCCCCTGTATCCGGAAGGAAGGGATATCCGGGAAGTATTTGGAATGGAGGATATGCAGAAAATTCACCGTATCCGCGAAAATAATGGTGGGGAGGCCATGGCGGAATGGATGCAGTGGATAGAGAAGAACGGAGGGAAGTTGTCCGGGGAAACACTGGAATGGCTGGAAGAGAACCGGATCCGGCCGGTGCACATAAATGGAGTGCCCGTATCGGTAGAGCGGATCAGACATTACCTCATACGGCAGCAGGAGGAGTCTTACCCTACTTTCAAAATTCGGTCTGTCCTGGAGCAGTGGAAGGATTATCTGTCCGCATGCATGGCAGAAAACAAGGATATGAAAGATGATATGGTAATCCGGCCAAGGGAGCTGAAGCGTCGGCATGATGAAATCATGGAGGAAATACGGAAGAAACAGATGATAGAGGACATACGGCGTAATAAGGAACGGGCAAAGCTGAAAGAAAAAGAGCTTCAGGAGAAATTCCCGAAGGCAGAAAAAAACCTGATGGAAGTGAAAGAAATCTATGAATACCAGAATGATTATTACCGGATAATTGTACCGGATAAACTGACGGATATTATGTTAGAGGGACAGGCTCTTCACCATTGTGCAGGTACCACTGACCGATACTTTGATCGGATTGAGAACCAGGAGACCTATATTTTCTTCCTACGCAGGATCGGGGATCCAGAAACACCCTACTATACCCTGGAGGTGGAGCCAGGAGGAACCATCCGCCAGCATAGGACCTACCTCGATGAAGAAACAGGAATTGAGAAAATACGGGGATTTTTACGGGAATGGCAGAAGGTAATCAAAAAACGCCTGACGGAACAGGAAAAGGAACTTGCTAAAATAAGCAAGGTGAAACGGGAAGAGAATCTGGAAGAATTAAGGCAGAAAAATAATACCAGGGTCCTGAAGGGGCTGCTGGAAGACTTTATGGAGGCGGTATAAGTGGGAGAAATCATAGAAATGAGAGAAAAGGCAGTAGGCTATCTTAATTATGCGGAATTTAAGGAATCCATGGATACAGTCGTGAAGAAAGTGGAGGAGGGATTTGTACAGATTGGTTACTGCCTTAAGGTGGCCAGGGATACAGACATCCTGAAAGAATCCGGCTACAGCAGTGTGGAAGAATTTGCAAAGGCGGAGTACGGCCTGGACAAGTCAAGAGTATCACGGTTTATGGAAATCAATGATCGGTTTTCAGAGGATGGATATTCCCCTTATCTTCAGCCTCAGTACCAGGGATATGGCTGGGGAAAACTGGCGGTAATGATTATGCTGCCGGATGGAATCAACAAGGAATTAACCCAGGAATACAGTAAAGCGGACATCACGGCAATAAAAGATGAAATCAAGGAAGAACAAAAAATCTCCGATCTGGAAATCCTGATGGAGGAAAAGGATCAGATACAGGAAAGGATGGAGAACAATCTGCAGAGGAGCATTCACCAACTGGGATATACGCTTCCCCTGCTTTACCGGAAGCTGTGGCACGCCTACAGGGATACAGAAAAGGAAGAGGATTGTTCAAAGGAGACCATGAAGGCTGTGGCCCCATCGGGGGAGGGAATGTGCAGCGTGAGACTGCAGGGAGTAGGGCGCCTGATGCTGTCCTTTAAAGGAACAGACAAGGATATCATCCTGGTAAATGCAAGGACAGAAGGAAAAGAGAGATATTCCTGGGAAGATATGAGGGAAGCCCTCAGCCTGCTGATGGGGCATGGGACACCAGAAGAGGGATGGCAGTCCCTTTATGGGGAACCCTTTCCGGAAAAAGGGGAAGTTGCACCGGCGCAACAGGAAAAGAAGCAGTCAAAAGTAATCAAAGCGGCGCCTGCAAAAAAGAACAGCCGGGAGACAGAAAAGAAAATGGAAAAGGCGCCGGAGGCAGCAGGCGTCCCGGAAGAGATAAGCCCGGAGAGACTTCCCCAGGGAAGGGGAAGTGGGGATGGGGTTTCCTGGAAGGAACCGGAGAAAAAGGAATTTAGGCCAATAGAACTGCCGCCGCAGGATGCTGAGTACAATCTGCCGGTGGGGAAGACGATGCTCCGGGATATTAAAGAGGGACAGCGGTACCTCATCCTGAAAAAGCATGATCCGTACCGTACAGGGAATATCCTGCACCTGCAGGAACAGATGGACGGGGAAGAAACCGGGAACGGAATGGACTTGAAGATAACACATATGACAGATGACCATGGAGGGATCACAGAAGGGTACTGCGTATTGCAATTTGATATTCTTCCGGTGGCAGAAAAGCAGCTGCCGGGCCAGCTAAAGATTGAGGATATGGAACAGCAGGATAGGGAGGAATGAAAATGACATTAAAGGACTTACAGAAAGGTCTTCATGAAAGTGGAATTGATATGGAGATCATAAATGCAACACCAGAGTATGAGACAGAAGAAGAGATAATTTATCAGATCAAAGAGGATATTGGTGAATTAAACAAATTTGTTGCTGCAAAAGATTGGACAATGACTGTAATAATCAATCATCGGATTGAGCGTAATATTAAAAAAATGATGGAAAGAAAGTGGAAAGAAAGGAAATAGTATGCAGACAATAGGGAAGAAAAAGCGGTCGAAGAAGAGTTGGATGGCCAGACAGATGGAATTTACGGAGAAGGCCAGGAAAGCGATACATAAGAGAGACCAGGAAAGCTGTTTCTTCTGCCAGAGGGGATACCACATGGAAAACGCCTGTCGGTATGGTGGCCTGCAGATTATGCATGTGGTTCCCCGTTCCCAGCTGGGTTTGGGGATAGAACAGAATGGAGTCCTGGGATGCATCGGGCACCATGGGATGATGGACAATGGAAACCGTGGTCTGCGAAATGAAATGCAGGCCATGCTTGAAGACTACATGCAGGATATATACCCGGGATGGAGCAGGGAAGCCGTGACGTACAGTAAATATGGGACAAAACAGGAATGGGATGCCCCATGCGGCAGCAGGAATACCTTAGATAGCCTGGATGGAATCACATTTTTGGAGGGAAACACATGAAGCCAGTGAAGATGCTTGTAATTTTATTGGTTGTGATTATGCTCTACGGATGTGAGCAGCCGTCAGCGCCGGATCCCTTTACAAACAGTATTTATTGGAGGGGAATGTAATATGACAAATGGAGATAAAACGAGAGAAGTAATAAAAGAATTTATTGTCCAGTATATCAAAGAGCATGGTTATGGGCCGAGCTATCAGGAAATAGGAGAAGCTGTTGGTCTAAGTTCCAAGAGCAGCGTAAGTGCCCATATCACTAAAATGTTGGATACGGGAATGATAGAAAAGGATGCAGGGAAACCAAGGGCAATCCGGATTCCGGGATATCATTTTTCCCAGGATAGAAAAACAGAGTAAAAAAAGAGTCCTGTCCCAGGGCCGCCTCCCTAAAAGGACAGAACTCATGTTCGATACACTTAAAGATTAACACTCCATGCGCGCGGAGTCAATATCTATTTCCAAAATTTGGAAATAAAAGTGAACAAAAACAGCGGTGGGACACCCGCCAAGATGATACCCACCGCTTACCTGCTTAAGAGCATTATACCATTTTTAGTGCCTCTTAAGCAATAGGGAGGCTAAAAATGACAAGAAAAGATCAGCTTATAAATGATGTTCTTATTTCCATGCGCGTACATTTAACAGCGCAGACTATGATGATCCTGCAGGAGGTCCTGGCACAGGCCCTATATGGGGTAGAGGTAATGGAGGAGCAGACAGCCTTGGCAACCCACGATATGACAAACGAGTATATCATGGAGCTATTCCAGGCTAAGAAGGCGCCGAAACTATCAGAGAAGACAGCAGAGCAGTATATCCGGCACATTAAAGCCCTTCTGGATGTAGTCCAAAAACCATTGACACAAGTAAAAGAGACGGATGTGGAATATTTCCTGATGAAGTATAAAAAGCGCGGGAACATAAACCGCACCGTAAATAATTGTAGGAGATTCATCTCTGCTTTCTTTACCTGGATGAGAAAGGCAAAACTGATCACAGAAAACCCGTGTGAAAATATAGATAAGTTTAAGGAGACAGCAAAGCCGATTGAGCACTTGGAACCGGAACAGTGGGAGCAGCTTAAGGTAGGGTGCCATACTACTAGGGATAGGGCTATGCTTGAGTTTTTAAGATGCACGGCCATGCGCGACGGAGAGGTACCGGAAGTAAAAGTTAGTGACGTAGATTGGTACGATGGCAAGCTTGTAATATTTGGTCATAAATCAGATAGGTACCGGCTGGTCTGCATAGATCGGGTGGCGAAAGAGTTTTTGATAAAGTACCTGGAAGAGCGCGGGGTAAGCCAGAACAGCCGGGAACCATTGTTTGCTTCCAAGGGCGGAAAAGCCCTTTCCCGCAGTGGGATCTATGGAGCGGTTAAACGGATTGCGGAGCGGGCGCACATGGATGTGGTGGTGTACCCGCACCTAATCCGCAAAACGACCGCTACAAATATCATTAAGCGAGGGGGATCGTCGGAAGAAGCTGGTGACTATTTAGGTCATGCAGATAAAAATACGGCAAGCCAGTTTTATACTTATAAATCGGATGACTATATTTTAAATATTTTCCGGTCGCACGTGGCCGCAATTTAGGATACCGCAGAAGGAGGATACTATGAAGATACAAAAAATAATATGTGACCGCTGTGGCCGGGAGATACAGGATAAACGCAGCTGCATAATATACCCTCAGATTATTGTACGAATTGAAAGTTGATGGAGGCCTGACATGGAAGAAAAGAAAATGGAAAAACTTTACTCGCTACTTGAACGTGCGGAGAAGGAAAAAGATATCGAAGCGGTGGCAGCGCTACGGTGGGCGATATTTACACTGGAATCTAAAATTAAGGAGTAATCAGATGTAGTTTAAATTGAACTTTAGGAGGAAGAAGAAAATGTTAGGATTTATTAGAAAAAAAGAGATTCTGAAAAGAATGAAAGAAGTGAAAGACGGGAATCGTTTTGCAAAACTATATGGAGAACATCCTGCTAAGTCAGAAGAGCAAATAAGAAAAAATTGTTACTCACAAGGGTATGAAGATGGAACCGATAACTTTTATCATGCATTGGAGAGTTTCGTAAACAACAATAAATGAGGATTTGAAGGAGGAATGATCGTGGAAAGATTGACAATACCGGATAAGCCCATAGAGGGCGGCATAAGACGGGCTGTGGTTGATGCGAGAACGGTAAAAGAGCAGGCTCTTACTCTTTATTGGGCGCTTAAAAAATATGAGGATACTGGTCTGACGCCGGAAGAGATTATGGACAGCCGGATGCAGACGGGGTGGATTCCGGTGGAGGAGCGGATGCCGGAATCTGAAAAAGAAGTATACATACAAACCGCCAGAGGAACCGTTACAACAGCAATATATGAGGACGGGAAAGTCTCAGAAGATGATAGCTGCTGGAATTGGACTGATATTGACTTTAACTATGATGAGGTAACGGATACAAATTATGTACCGGAAGGATGGTGGGAATATCGGCATTATAATCCGGACTACGTCTACAACAATGTTGTGGATGAAGAGGTGATCGCCTGGATGCCTCTGCCGGAGTCGTATAAGCCGTCGGCGCTTCCAGAGGAGGAGATAGAAAAATTTCCATACATTTTGGGGCAAGGGGCAGAAATTTTTCATAATGGGAAATGGACAAAAGGAAAGATAATAAACGGTTATAGGTTTCAGGATGGGATTGTAACAATCCAGACAGAAGACGGTGAAACAGTATGGTGTGGGGAGGCCAGAAAAGATTTATATAAACCGATAAATGAGAATTTAGGAGGTGCAGAATGAAATATTATGTTTATTTTTATAAAAATGGCTACAGAGTATGCCACTGTTTTGAGCAGTGCAAAGAAGAGGCAGAATATTTTGCCAATCAGGTAAATGGAGAGGTAGTTTACTCTTACTAAATAAATGAGGATTCAGGAGAAAAATTTATGGCAGCAGGTAAATGTAAAGCAGCATATTATACGGATGAGTGGCATGGTTATGGGTGCAGTATTACAGAGGGAGAATGTATGTTTTTGTTCCCTGATAGCAAGGCCTGGACATTGTAAAGGTGGGCTGGACAAAAGAACAGATAATGGAGTGGCTGAAACAGGGAGTGGAAAAAAGTGGCTGTGGGCAGGAAAAGGGCTTAAAAGGGCTGGTGAACATAAACATAAAGACCTATTACGAAATAAGGGATAGTGAGTTATATGGGGGAGAGGGTTCTGTCGGTTACTCAATGATTGAGCTGGAACGGTGTAAGGCCCTTAAAGGCCTGACGGAGGAACGGCTGGAAGCCCTGAAGGAAGATGCAGCCAGGATGTGTGGCGTAACCGTAGATAAGGTGCGGATGATTGATAAAGAAGAGTACGAAGCCAGGATAGAGGACTGACTGGAAGAATAAATACAGGAGGTGAGAAATAGTGTGGTTTATCTTTTTGATAGCAACGGTAGCCATTGCCGTGGCAGCCCTTGTGGTAGTGTGGATAGCCGGAAAGGTGATATTGTCAATAAAAAGACAGTACAAAAAATTTGAAGTTGAGGAAGAAGCTTATGAAAGAGCACGGGAAGAAATTAACAAGGTATTCGAAAAGGAGAAGAAGGATGAGAAGTAGATTTATCACCATTTTAGTAATAATCTTTGCAGCTATCGGGGGGCTTTATACGGTCCTTTCGCTTACTCATGTAGGGCAGGGGGAAGTAGGAGTGGTATATACGATGCGTGATGGTGTCCAGGAGGAAGTGTTGATGCCGGGATTCCATTTTGTCGGGCCGACAGCCAGGGTAAAGGCTTTCCCGATTTCCCAGCAGCAGCTGGTATTGAGTAATAATCCGGCAGATTATAATTCAAAGGAACACCAGGACTGGCATGTGGATGCGCCGGCAGAAGGCGGAAGTGTAAAGATGAACCTGACTATCAACTATAATTTTATGTCAGACAGGGTGATAGACCTTTACACAAAATTTAACGGGATGGACGGGGGTGCCATAGTGGAAGGGATGGTCCAGAATTCCATAATTGCTTACATAAAGGAGGTAACTCCGCGGTTTTCTGTAATGGACATTTATAGTAATAAGCGTTCTGAAGTAAGCCAGGCGATCACTGAGTATTTGAATGAAAAACTGAATGGGGAATATGGAATCCATGTTAGTTCCGCATTGATCATTGATGTCCAGTTAGATGATAACTTGCAGGCAAAGATACAGGCTAAGGAGCAGGCCAAACAGGATGCAGAAAAAGCCGAACTGGATAAGCAGACAGCACAGGCGCAGGCGGAGGTGGACAAGGTAAACGCGGAGACAGCAAAACAGATAGCAATTACCAAAGCCGAAGGCGCTGCGGAAGTCCAGAGGATTGAAGCAGAAGCGGAAGCGAATGCAAACCGGATAATCAGCCAATCCATCACACCGGAGCTTATCCAGATGAAAGAAGCTGAGGCAAGACTTGAACATGGGTGGGTGACTGTGCAGGGAGGAACAATTGTTACGGATGAATCCAGAAGTACAGGGGGGAACTGATATGAATGAGACTATAGAAAATAATTTCAATTACCATAAGCCACAGGAGGGGCAGACAGAGAAATATGAGGCCCTGCGCGGTAAAGCTAAAGAACTGGCATATCTTATCAATGAGCAGTGCCCGGCCAGCAGGGAGAAATCCCTGGCCATGACCAAATTGGAAGAAACAATCATGTGGGCAAATGCTTCCATAGCAAGGAATTAATGGCAGCATAGAGAAATCACATGGTAAGAAAAAAGCAGTAACTGTTTACTTGACAAAAAAGTGGTCAAGTAAGCCATACATTTTCACTCTTTTCGTCAAGTGAATTATGCATTTATACTCTTTTCGTCAATTGAAAGGCCAAAGGAAAAATCCAGAGGCAGCAGTCATACAGAAAGACCTGGGAGGAAACTCCCGCGGCAGCAGTCATACACAAGGTCAGAGAGAAGCTTCCGGAGGCAGCAGTCATAGAAAAGCCAGAAGGGAGCTTCCTGTAGCAGCAGGCGTAGAAAAAGGAGGAAAGTCCAGTGGAGATAACAAGAAAAAAACTAGAAGAATATACGAGTAAGAGAGACGAAATCCAAGAGCTGCAACAGAAACTGGAAAACATAGGCAAAGGAGACAGCCTGATTGGAAATGATGTCATTCTTGATTATCGTACTGGATATCCTCGCCCGCAGCCTATTGTAGGGTATGATTTTGCAAAAGAGAAACGTCTAAAAAACAGGTGGAAGCAGCGTATCGATGAACTAACGAAAGATTGTGTGGAAATAGAGCTATGGATTGAAAACATTCCGGATAGTATAACCCGCAGAATTTTCAGATTATGCTTTATAGATGGATTATCGCAGAATAAGGTAGGAGGTATAGTACATTTAAGTCAAGCATCAATATCAGAAAAAATTTCAAATTTTTTGAAGTCCGATAAAACTGATAAAAAAGTGTGATATAATAAAAACTAGGGAATCCAGAAGAGATTCCCCCTCCCACATATCAGCACTCCAAAAAGAAATGCCTGGCTGCAGCAGCAGTCAGGTGTTTTTTTATGTGGGAAAACAGAAATTGTTTGTTCTGCCTGGACTGTAAACGAATGGAAGGTGAGGTGGATGACAAAAGGCCAGGTCGGAAGGCCTCCGAAGTATGAGCATAAAGAAGAGATCGAAGAGCTGATTGAAGAATATTTTAAGAAATGTGAAGGTAAAGTATTGAAAGATGAGGAAGGAGAGATAGTTTTTGATAAATCTGGAAATCCAGTTATAGTTGGGGCAAAGCCACCGACAGTTACCGGATTAGCGCTGGCATTGGGATTCAGTACAAGATTATCTTTGCTTAATTATCAAGGGAAAAAGGAATTTATGAACACGATAACGCGCGCGAAGTCAAGGGTAGAAGAATATGCAGAAGAGCGACTGTTTGACAAGGATGGAACTAACGGAGCCCGCTTCAGCCTGATCAACAATTTCCGTGGCTGGACAGAGAAACCGCTGACGGAATTGGATGAGCAGGAACAGGAAGAACGGATCCAGGGACTGAAGTTAGACAATGCTGTAAAACGTCAGCAGGTTGATGAAGAAGGCAGCAGCCTGGGAGACCTTATTGAGGAGGCTTACAAAGAAAGATATGAGCAATCTTAAAGAAGCACTGCAGTATTATTACCATGCCCCTGTGGAATTTGTAGAAGATATCATAAGGGTAAAACCGGATGATAACCAGAAAGCCATTTTGCGAAGTTTGGAAGCAGAGCCTATGACATCCGTGCGCTCCGGCCATGGGATCGGTAAAAGTGCCGTAGAAAGTTGGGCGATTATATGGTACCTGTGCACCAGGCCATTTCCGAAGATACCCTGTACAGCACCTACTCAGCATCAACTATTTGATATCCTGTGGGCGGAGGCGTCCAAATGGATCCGTAATACCCCGGCACTGGCCCGGGAACTGATATGGACCAAAGAAAAGATTTATATGCGTGGACACCCGGAAGAATGGTTTGCAGTGGCACGGACAGCAACAAACCCGGATGCGCTGCAAGGGTTCCATGCGGAGCATGTGCTGTTTATCATCGATGAGGCTTCCGGAGTTAAGGACATCGTATTCGAACCAGTTCTGGGTGCGCTGTCCACAAAGGGAGCCAAGCTGTTAATGTGTGGGAACCCGACCCGTTTGTCGGGCTTTTTCTATGACAGCCACCATAAAAACCGGTCGGCGTATAATGCCCTGCATATAGACGGTAGATCCTGTACCAGGGTAGATCAGGAATTCGTGGATAAAATTATTCAGATGTTCGGAGCAGAAAGCGACGTATTCCGGATCCGTGTGGAGGGGAACTTCCCCAAGTCGGAAGCAGACAGCCTGATCTCCATGGAATGGTGTGAGGCAGCAGCGGCCAGGGAGATAGAGACAAAAAATGTGAGGCTGGATATAGGGATTGACGTCGCGCGTTATGGGGATGACGACTCCGTACTCTATCCTCTGTTTGATCATGCCCGTTCGGAAAAACCGGAAATATACCATCATAACCGTACCACAGAGATATCGGGCTACGCGGTGCAGATGATAAAGAGATACGCTGCCCTTTATCCGGACATGAAGACATACCGGGTAAAGGTAGACTGTGACGGCCTGGGAGTAGGAGTCTACGATAACCTGTATGACATGCAGGAACAGATCATAAACGAAATATGGCTGGACAGGTGCATGCAGGCGGGCCTGAACCCGGAGGAGCACAGCGATTATCTGGAGTGTCAGGAAATCCCGAGGATAGACCTTGAGATTATGGAATGCCATTTCGGAGGGGGCGGAGGGAAAGTCAGGGAGTCCGATCCGGTAGAGTACAGCAATAGTACCGGAATCATGTGGGGAGAGGTGAGGCAGACCCTGCAAGACGGCGTACTGCAGATACCGGATAATGATACACTGATAAGCCAGCTCAGCAGCCGTAAATATACTGTCAATAAAGACGGCAGGATTGAGCTGGAGAGAAAAGAAACCATGAAGAAACGGGGCCTGTCCTCTCCGGACATAGCGGATGCGTTAGCTTTAGCCATGTATGAGCCTCAGAGGTGGAATTTGTATATTTAGTAGGAGAAGTGAGAGATGGGATTGTTTAGCAGACGCAGGACCAGAAGAGCAGACAATTTTATAAATAACAACTCGGCAATGGTTCCCCGGTATTCGTCCCCACCGGCAAGGAACACAAGCGAGTGGATGGAGGCTTTTGGAAAGAATCCCCGATTAGCGCCAGTCGAAAAGATAGCAGGGGATCTGTCCTATGTGACCGGGAAGCTGTTCCAGATAGACGAAGAAGGGAACCGTACTGAGATTACAAGGCACCCGTTCCTGGAATTTATGGAGAGGCCAAACCCACTTGTAGAATTTACAGCAAGTGCGATATGGAAACTCTTCCAGGAATATTTGCTTTTGAAAGGAGAAGGATATCTGCTCATTGAACGGTACCCGGATGGGATGCCGGCAGAGTTTTGGCCGGTTCCGGTTCAATGGGTACAGCAGACTCCATACTTAGGGGCACCATATTATGTTATCAGAACGACAGGCGGAATGATTGTGAATGTGTCCATGGATGATATGTTCACGATGAAAGATTTGAATCCGGTAGATCCCTACCGTAGAGGACTTGGACAGGCAGAGGCCGTAGCAGATGAAGCTGAGTTGGATGAGTATGCTGCAAAATTTCAGAAGAATTTCTTTTGGAACGGAGCAACACCGGATACAGTAGTTGTTATTCCTGGTGGAAACGAGGACCAGGTAAAGCGCTTCCGCAGCAAATGGAATGAAAATTTTCGGGGGTTCATGAAATCCCATGGTATAGCAGTGCTTACCGGGCCTAAGGATGGAGCACCACCAACAATAACCAAACTGGCCGACAATATGAAAGATATGGACATGGTAAATGGCCGTACCTTTACCCGGGATGCAATCATGGAACATTTCGGGATGCCGCGGGAAATTATGGGGATTACACAAAACAGTAACCGTGCCACGGCAGACGCTGCGCAGTATATCTATGCCAGGAATGTATTGTGGCCACGCCTTATGCAGCGCCAAGATGCGATTAATCTGCAGCTGCTTCCGTATTATGGCGATGACCTGATATGGGAGTATGATGATATCATTCCTAAAAATGAAGAAAAGGATAAAGCCGTTGCAATGGAAGGCTGGGGGAATGGCCTTGTAACAAGAAACGAGGCCAAGGAACTATTAGGCCTTGAGACTGATGATAATGGAAATATCTACAAAATTAACTTTGCAGACATGTTTGTAGACGAAAAAGAAGATTTGGTTGAAGTAAGCAGCCATGTGGCCAATATGCAGTATACAGAAGGTACTCCGCCATTAGAAGAGGACCGGGACAGTATAGAGATTGTTCCTGGTGAGATACCAGACAATGAAGAGATCATATTGCATAAGGCGATGGAGATAAAAGCCAGGAGGGTACAGACGGCAGCCAGGAGCCTGGAGGCGGTAAAACGGGAACAGAACAGAAAATTTGAATTGGCGATGTTTAAATATCTGAGGAACCAATCTGGCCAGATACGTTCCTCACTTCTGGGAACCCAGAAGGCAGCAGGCGATATCTGGGAAATGCTGCATATGACGAAGGAAGAATTTGAAGCGCTTGCACCGGTGCAACAGGAACAGCTTGCTTCCCAATTTGCAGATCAGCTGCTGGATTGGGGAAAAGAGGAGGAATTGCTGGAAAAGATTCTGTCACCGCTATGGTCAGAAACATACAGTAAGGGCGCAGAACAGGCCCAAACCTTGTACCGGCTTAATGGAATACAGCAGCCGGCACTGGTATCCACAGCACGGCTGAAGGGGGGCCAGAGAATTACCAGAGTCACGCAGACTACTAAGGATACCGTAAAAGATATTATTACCAGGGGATTGCAGGAGGGAAAAAATAAACAGACACTTACAGATGAGATTGTCCTTGCAATGAATACGTCGGATGAGAGGGCGCGGCTGATTGCTGCCCAGGAATGTAATACCAGCCTGCTGGCTGGAAACTTTGATATGGCCAAGACTGGTGGATTCCAATACAAGACTTGGCATATAACAGATCCGGCAAAGGCCAGGGACACTCATCGGGATCTAAATGGGAAAACAGTTCGTATCGATGCGCCTTTTGTAACCCTTGCCGGAAATAAATTAATGATGCCCTGTGATCCGGAATGTGGAAAAGCAGAGGAAACAGTGAATTGCCACTGCTTCCTCACGTATTCATAGACTGTATTTTTGCGACAAGCCCTTCCTGAAGAACCTGCGAAAAGTTGATCCCCTTGGCAAGGGCTTCCTCATTTAGCCATTCAGGGATAGTAAGGGTTTTCTTCACAACCTTCGAACTGGTGCGCTTTCTATAAGCCGCCAGATCGAACTGGATAATAACAAGAAAACCGTTATCCTCAATTTTGATAGAATCAGGCGCAGAAGGAACCGGGAGATATCCCTTATTATCGACAATATCAGTAATACTTAATCCAAGGGAATCCACGGCCATTTCATAAGCCTGTGCCATATCATCCCCTTGGGTAAGACATTCGGGGATATCAGGAAATGAAACCCAGAAGCCTCCTTCTTCCGCAGGATGAAAGACAGCAGGGTAAAATAATTTGTTATCCATACATGTACCTCCATTTTATGGGGCGGGGTTATTTAAGCCCCGCCTGTTTTAATATTGCTTGCTCCAACCCCTTTTTAAGGGATTTGGAATGATAAGGAACAATTACTTGTTTTCCGGTTTCAGGATGCCTCAATTTGACATGAGAGCCATTTTGGCTAACTTCCTGGAATCCGTTTTGCTTTAGGAGTTTTATCATCTCCCGTGGACTTATTGGCATCTTTCGTATCTCCTTTCCTTATCATGATTACATTATAACACGTATAAACACGTGTGTCAATAAAATACGTATCAATACGTACTAGAAAGGTGGTGATAAACTAAAAATGCTAAACCATGAATACAAAAAAATGCAGTTTAAGGTAGACAGTTACAATGAAGAGGAAGGAATTTTCTCAGGGTATGGAGCTGTCTTTTCCAACATGGATACGGGTGGTGATATCATCGAGCCTGGGGCCTTCACCAAGACACTGGCCGAAGGATGGGAACGAGTCAAGATATTAGCCCTGCATAATGATTGCTGGCTGCCAATTGGGCGCCCGATCGAGCTACGGGAAGATGCCAACGGCCTATACTTGTCAGCCAAGGTTTCTGATACATCTATGGGAAAGGATATTAAAATCCTTTTAAAGGATGGCGTGCTTAATGAGCTGTCTATCGGGTACGATCCTGTCGTATTTGATTATGACGCAGAGGGAATCCGGCATTTGCGGGAAATTAAACTCTGGGAAGTATCTGTTGTCACATGGGCGATGAACCCGGAAGCAAAGATTACTGGCTATAAGTCCATGCAGGAGACAGTGGAACGCGCCCTGGCAATCGAGCAGGAACTGGCCGAAGATAGGAAAGCAGGACGCAAAATAAGTAATATGCGTCTGAAATCCCTTCAGGATGCCAGCAAGTCCATGAAGAAAGCATCCAGTATTATTGACGCCGTTATCCGGGAAGCGGAAGGAAGCAAAAAAGTAAATACCGGAAAAGAATCCAAAGGAGTCCCGGCAAGGGAAGTAGAAATCTATTTTTAGAAGGAGAAAAAAATGGCAAGAAGAAAGAAGTATGTGAACAGAAACACCCAGACGAAAGCAATGAAAACCAGTGTCACTGACCTGCAGGAAATTGTGAAGGCAGCAGTTAAGGAAGCCATGGTGGATGAAAATTGTAAGGGAGAAGACGGAGACGATACTGGTATGGAGAGTGCAGCGGATATCATTGAGGCAGCAATTGATGCGGTGAATAAAAGCCGCAAGGAAGGAGAAGGAATCTCTGAGGATGATGCTGTAGACCTACTGAATGCCGTCACAGAGAACGAAGAGGGGAAAGCCGATGAAAATACCATTGACGTCGGAGAAGTCCTGGAAGAGGCTATAAACGCGGTAAATGAAAAAAGGAAATCTGCAAAGGCAGATGAAATTAACGATTCGGATGTAACAGACATTCTGGAGGCTGTAGCCGAAGTAATGGGAGAAGCAGAACCGGAGGAAGAGGAAAAAGGCAGTAACGCTACATCCGGAAGGGAAAAGAAAAGCTATTCCAGACAGAAGAAGACAGCACAGAGAAAAACAGTGCAGAGAAAATACAGTAATATCTTTCTGGCGCAGCCGGCAGAAACATCCAGAAAGAAGAAAGCCGTACCGGCAGATGTGATGCTGGCCAGATCTATCAAGTGTATCGATATCTGGGGACGCCAGGATCCGGAGCGTGCCGCGTATTTTGCCCGGAAAAATTATGGAGATTCCGAGATGGCAGAGGAATTTAAAGCTCTTTCTGCAACCGGCCCCACATATGGCGGGTACCTGATCCCGGAAGTATACATGGATGATATCATTGAATTGCTGTACCCCAAAACTGTTATTTTTGAATTGGGTGCACAGAAAGTACCGCTTGATAAAGGCAATCTCAACATCCCCAAAATGACGGCAGGAACTAGGGCAACATGGAGAGGCGAACAGAGGAAGATTACCAAAACCGCACCGGAATTTGGAAATATTAAACTGTCTGCAAAGAGTCTAGCTGCCATTGTTCCGCAGTCAAGGGAACTGCTGATGAGTACCAGTTTTTCTGCAGATGCAATGTTTGCCAATGACCTGACACGCCGGATGCAGCTTGGACTTGATTATGGCGGCCTGTATGGTACCGGCGGTGAATTTATGCCTCTGGGTATTTACTACAACAAAGAGG